ACCGGCACCCGCACCGGCACCCGCACCGGCACCCGCACCGGCACCGGCGCCAGCACCCGTAGACGACATAACGCAATTGCGGACGCAATTACAAGCTGCAACCGAAAGGCAACAATTGCTAGAGCTACAATTGGCCGAGGCTCGAATTGCCTCGCCTACCCCCTTGACAGCGCCCGGTGAAGCGCCTAATGGGGGAGTTACCCCCTCCCCTGTTCCGTCTGGCTTCAACTTCACGCAGACGTTTGACGAGGCGGCGGCGCAGGCTTTAACCGAGCAGGAACAAGCAGATTACGAGGAAGCACAACCAGCTATTGCAAAAATCGCAACAAAAGCCGCATTAGAGGTCTTTCGTAAACCATTGGAAGATATTGCAGCGCGGCTAGCAACGTTGGAAGGAAATGTAGAGCGTACGGTACAAGGCGTACAACGTACGGCAAGCGAAGGTTTCTTAGGCACGGTCAAGCAGAACATTCAGGACTTCGATCAGCTAGTGGCAAAGCCGGAATGGATAGCGTTTTTGGAATCCGAAATTCCATTAGCAGGCGGAATGAAATACAAGGATACGCTGGCAGCCGCACACACGGGACGTAAGCTAAAGGATATTGTCGATATATTTGACAAGTTCCGCGGTAGTACACAGGCAGCGCCTACCAATACCGCAGGGTATAATTCTGCCCCCGTAAACGCAGCCGCAGCTACACCACCGAGTAATACAGGGACAGAAGGCGAAAAGCTACCTTTCTCGGAGCGTAAGAAGGCAAGCGAGGACTTTTTAAAGGGTCGGATTACCCGCGCGGATTTGGATGAAATATCTAAGAAGTACAATGAAGCGGCAGATAAGGGCTTGATCGACTATAACAGGTAATATAACCAGTAAGAGGATATTAACATGGGCGTTCCTGCTGCAAGTGGCTATCCGCAGTACAGCGGGTCATTAATCAATCCGATGTTTTCGATGGACTTGCTGGAACGCTTTTACACCAGCACCATCTATTCGGATATTTCGACCACGGAGTACACCGGAGAGCTAGAAAAGGGCGGCGATCAGATTACTTTTTGGCGTGAGCCGCAAGTAGTCGTTCGCGACGCACACAAGAACAAGAAGATCGAGCACGACACCATCAATGCTGAACCCGTCACAATGGTCATCGACCGTGCGAAGGAATTCAGCATCAAGGTTTCGCAGATCGACGAGAAGCAGATACAACAGTGGCCCAAGTGGAAGGAAGCATTTCTGAAGTCGGCCGGCTATCAACTCGCGCAAGCGATTGACCCGGACTTACTCGATGAAATGTATACCAGTGTAGCGGCCACGAACCAAGGCGCAAACGCTGGCGCGCAGTCCAAGAACATCAACCTTGGCGCACCGGGCGCACCGTTGGTGATTACCGCCGCCAATATCATCAGTGTACTGGCGAACGTACATCAGGTGTTGGACGAAGCGAAGGCACCGCGTGACGGGCGTTTCATCACACTGCCCCCAGCAGGTATCACAGCACTACGTAACAGCGACTTACAAGCCGCCTACATGACGGGGCTTTCGTGGTCGCCGCTTACGAATGGCAAGATTCCAGAGATGGTGATGGGATTTACCATCATGGAATCGCTCAACATACCGTCGGAGATAGATGCGACGGTGAGCAAGCTGTGCTACCATCTGGTCGCAGGCGTCAAGATGGCAACGGCGTTCGCAGCGCAGCTAGAAAAGACCCGCGTAATCGAGGATAAGGACGATTGGGCTACATACTATCAGGGATTGACGGTGTATGGCTTCAAGGTTCTTTACCCGGAAGCGTTGGTGCATATCTACGCCACGTTCCAGTCTCCGTAAAAAAGGGCATAGGCTAGATTACAAGCTAAAGCATATACAAGAGGATAGATAAATGGCAACCCATGAGCTTTATCTAGGCGGCCCGCCGAGCCGGAATTATGGTTTATCCATGTTCCCGGCCCAACCGTTTAACGAGGCAGCCGCCCCGTTCAATCAGATCGGGGTCGCATCACACAAGGGACCGGCGGCGTACAACGACAAGCGTAGGTTGGACTTCGCAGGTGGCGACCATGCACTTTCGGAGTGGGCGCGCAATGCGACGATAGTAGCAGGTGACAAACTCGGAGCCGTACTGATTCCGAAGAATTGCCTGTTCCTCGGTTTTTCCGCGCAAGTCATCGCAGCAGGGCCGGCAACACTGTCCATCACACCCAGCCTGCGTGGCAAGGCACATACTTTCGCAGCCATCAATGGTGCGGTAGTAATGCCAGAACCGGTGTTTTATCCGGCGTCGGGCGCGGCAGTGGCGCAGATTTCGGAAGGCGTAGCAAGCCTCGCGCTTGCAGTGTTCGACAATAAGCCGGACATGCTGGACCTTACGCTGACCACACTTCCAGCAGGCAAGTTAGGCGGCCTGATTCTGGAAATCACGCCAGTCCTCATCACCACGGCAGTAGGCGGTATTCCGTAATAGAAGGGAGATATGTCATGGCAGGTTCATACAAGCCCGGCCAAAAGTATCTCCAGCATCGCATAACGGGGGCTGTATTCCAATACAACCCTCGTCTTGCTGGAAATACCGATCTTATAGAAATGATGGCTGACGATGCATCTACTTTAAGTAAGATCGAGCCGCGTGTAGCAGCGGAGTCTTTGAAGAAGTTAAATCCGACAAAGACACCGGAGAAGCGTACGACGGCACCGGCACCAACACGCGAAACGCCCAAGCGACCAACGTTATCGCCTACGGATAAGTAAAATGAAAACGGTCGGACAGTTCTGCACGGAAGCATCCGGGCAACTTAATGACCAATACGTTGGGCGCGAATTCACTAGATGGACTCGCGCCCAACTTGCTACGTATTTAAGTTATGCGATAGCGGAAATCGCAGGGTTTAACCCGGATGAGTTTACATATACAAAAGAGATAACTCTAGTACCCGGATCGCGCCAACAGTTAGAGCCGCCGGATGAATTAATTAGCTTGGACTCAAATGCCAACGGCACAGGCATAACACAAGCTGATATAGAGTTAACGCGTGCCTTTAGCCCGTACGAATGTTGTGCGGGCGAAGTTGTGCTTGATGCACAGGGAAATCCGGTCTATGTCGTTAAGTCATATTCTATAGACCAGAAGTCCGCAAACACATTCTACGTAGACCCGCCCGTACCGGAAGGTATGAACCCCGTAGTTACGGGGCAGGTATCTTCGCTGGGCGCTGGCTATAATTTAGATATGTGGGAGGAGCCGGTAGCAGTAGATAATAAGTACATTCCAGCCATTATTGATTACATGCAAGCGCGAGCGTATGAAATCGACATGGAGAGCCCGCTATCGGCACGTAATTCGCAGATACACTTCCAGCGGTTCTACCAAATGCTAGGTATCAAGTATAAGGCAGAAGCAGCACAGCGGGCAGGTAATATAGGCGGCGTAGTAGGTAGTGGCGACCCAAGAGCTAGAATCGCATGAATACCTGCAAAGATATTAATGATACGGTTCCCCTCGACTCTTTAATGCGTTATGTTTTGCCGACGATACCGGCACTACCAAATGCATTGGGAGTCGATTTACTTAGGGACGCATGGCGCACATTAATGGAGCGCAGCGAATACTTATCCCAAATTATTGCATTAGACGTACAAAAAGACGTAGACGACTATCAGATTACACCGCCGGACGGCTATGTAATACATCGCATACGTGAGATAGGCTATCGTGGCGATTGGAAAACACGTCGTCCAGAAGCACACTATTGGTACACATCGTACGACGTACGTTATAGGGTAGTCGGAAATGATACCATCATACTACGGGACGTACCTACTTATGATGAAGAAAATGCATTCCAAATCAGGGCCAGCCTCGTCCCCGACGAGTGCGTGGCGCGTATTCCTAGAGAAGTGTCGGTTGAATATGGCGCGGTTATTGGCAAAGGTGCCTTGGCGCAAGCATTAGATTACGTGGGTAGGCCGTGGTACAATCCAAACTTATCTATGAAAAAGCAACGTGAGTTTGAGAACGGGATTCGCATGGCTAAGAACACGATGCTTGATA